TTTTAATAGAAAGTCTGCTCAAGAAAAAGCTAAAGAAAATGGTAGACGTAATAGTGAATGGGACTTTGGTACTAATCCTTGTAGTGAAATTATATTAAGACCTAATCAGTTTTGTAATCTTACAGAAGTTGTTGTAAGACCATTAGATACAGAGGAGTCATTACATAATAAGATAGAAGTAGCTACTATATTAGGTACAATACAAGCTACACTAACTGACTTTGGTTACCTGCGTAAAAGATGGCAAACAAATACAGAAGAAGAAAGATTACTTGGTGTATCTCTTACAGGCATTATGGATAATAGTATATTATCTAGAATGAGAACGACTCTACCAGATGTATTAGGTAAGATGAGATACAAAGCTGTACTAACAAATGAAGAGTGGTCAAAGAAACTAGGTATACCACAATCAACAGCTATTACATGTGTCAAACCTTCTGGTACAGTTAGTCAATTAGTTGACAGTGCTAGTGGTATTCATGCTCGACATAATCCTTATTACATTAGAACAGTAAGAGGAGATAAGAAAGACCCATTAACACAGTTTATGGTAGACCAAGGCATACCTTGTGAAGATGATGTTATGCAACCTAATAATTCTGTCTTTTCTTTTCCTATGAAAGCAGATTCTAATGCTATCTTTAGATATACTATGACTGCTATTGAACAGTTAGAGATATGGAAGTGTTATGCACAGCATTGGTGTGAACATAAACCATCAGTAACTATATCTGTTAAGGAAAATGAATGGATTAATGTAGGTAACTGGTGCTGGGATAATTTTGATACATTATCTGGTATATCCTTCTTACCTTTCTCTGACCATACATATCAGCAAGCACCTTATCAAGATATAGATGAGATGCAATATAAAAATTTACAATCTAAAATGCCTACAAATATTGATTGGAATAAATTAAAAGAGTATGAATCAGAAGATAATACAAGGGGTTCACAAGAGTTAGCATGTAAAGCAGGATCTTGTGAGTTAGTAGATATATAATGACTAATAAAAATTTAAAATTAAATATAATAAATGCGTTACAACAAGTGTATGATCCTGAAATACCAGTTTCTATATATGATTTAGGTTTAATATATAATATAGATATAAAAGAAAATAAAGATGTGGATATTCTTATGACGTTAACAACACCACATTGTCCAGTAGCACAAGAATTACCAAAACAAATAGAAGATGCAGTGGTAAAGTTAGAAGGGGTTAATAAAGTTAAAGTTGAAATTACTTGGGAACCACCTTGGACACAAGATAAAATTTCAGAAAGTGCTAAACTTGATTTAGGATTAATTTAAATGTAATTATTTTTTTCTTGCATTGTGTAACAATATATGGTATAATATAATTATAAAGTGCCTATATGGACTTTATTTTTAACTTGCTTATAAAGGAGAAAAAAATGGTTACATTTAATTTAGATAATATAACTAGACAAGCTATTGGTTTTGATAACTTGTTTAATTCAATGTTAAATAATAACGTGGGTGATATTGGATATCCACCATATAATTTAATTAAAGATAAAGAAGATACATATCTTTTACAATTTGCATTAGCTGGGTTTAAAGAAAAAGAACTTGATGTACAAGTAAAAGAAAATAAATTAACAATAAAAGGGGAGTCTTCTGATAAAGAAGATGATTTAGAATATTTGCATAGAGGTATTGGCAAAAGAGTATTTGAAAGACAGTTTGTTCTTGCTGATACGTTACATGTAGAAGGTTGTACTTTTCTTCATGGGATTTTAGAAATAAAATTAAAACAAATTATACCAGAAGAAAAGAAACCAAGAAAGATACAAATAAAATAAGGAGCATGGCAGGGATTCATTAGAGTCTCTGCCTATTTTTTTTATGAGAAAAGCAGTAGTAGGTGCAGGAAAGAAATTAAAAAACTTTTTTAAGAAGATAACTTCTATAGGTAAGTCTAGTAGAAGTCGACCAAAGAATAAACACAAACGTAGAAATTTTAAAAAATATAAAGGACAAGGAAAAAAATGAAATATATATTATTATTCACAACATTATTTGGATTTACATTATTAACTACCACAGTTAAAGCAGATGCTTGGTTTGATTCTGTGGGGTATAGATATTATCATGATCTAGATAATGAACATGATGGTTCTAAATTTAGAAGTTATGCTACTAAAAATTTAGCTAATGATGACAAATTAAAAATAGCATATGAAAGAAAAAGACTTGGGCAGGGGTTTGAAGCAGGAACATTTTTTATTGATTACGAATGGAAATTCTAGCATGAAACAAATTAGAAAAGATATGGACACAGTTTATATTGGTTACGATCCTAGAGAACATGTAGCTTATGAGGTACTAAAATTTTCTATAGAAATAAGAGCAAAGCATCCTGTAAGAATAGTGCCTCTTAAAAAAGATGCGTTAATTAAAAATGGCATGTTTAGAAGAAGGTCTAATAGAATATCTAATCAACAGTATGATGAGATAGATGGCAAACCTTTCTCTACTGATTTTAGTTTTACTAGATTTCTTGTACCACATTTAAGTTTATACACTGGTATGTCTTTATATTTAGATTGTGATATGTATTGTTTTGCAAATATAAATGAATTATTTGATATGTGTAGAGATAATTATTATCCTGTCTGGGCAGTGCATCATAAGTATGACGTAGAAAAAGGTATTAAAATGGATGGGCAAGCACAAGAACCTTATCGCATGAAGAACTGGTCTAGTCTTATGATGTTTAATAATGAACATCACTATTTAGATAAGTTAAGTATTGATGCTATAAACACAGAAAGAGGTAGGTGGTTGCACACATTCAAATGGTTGCCTGATGAAGAGTCTGATATAGGACAAATACCAGAAGAGTGGAACTGGCTTGATGGTCATTCACCAGTAGATATGAAACCAAAAATTGTTCACTTTACAACAGGTGGCCCTTGGTTTGCTAACTGGAAACCGAGAGGAGAAGAAGAAGGAAAGTATGCTGTCAAGTGGTGCGAAGATGCTAGGTGGTTACAAATGAAAGGTATTATTTCAAGAAAGGAAGATTATTTAATAACATGAGAGAATTAAATAACACTTTATATAAAGCTATGCAGGCTTACTATGAAGGTGAAAGATCTAAAGCATTGTATCAACTTGATTTAGCTTTTCAAAATCCGGTAGCAATAGGAGAACATCCAAAGATAGTAGATGATTCTGTTGTATTATTAAAACAATTATCTGAAGCAGAGGAAGCTTTAGAAAGGTTAGAAAAAAACTTTGGAGACTTTAATGACAAAGATTAATTTTGTTACTTCATTTAATGAAACATTATTAAAAACTACAGGAATACATTTATTAAAATCAATTAAGGAAAATTTAGAAAGCAGTATTAATTTAACTTGTTATCATCATGATTGTAAATTAGATGCTTATTCTTTACCAAAATTTACTTATAAAGATTTACATAAAGTAAAAGAACATCAAGATTTTTTAGAAAGATATAAAGATCATGATGGTACAGAGAATGGACAGATAGCATACAACGATAAGTTAGATGCATTAAGATGGAGTCATAAAGTTTTTGCTTTAACTGAAGAAGCTTTCTCTTTAATTGAAAAAAATAAACAAGCAGGTTGGCTAGTATGGATTGATATAGATTCTTATTTACAAAAGAGATTAACTAAAGAGAATATTTTATCTATGTTAAATGATAAAGTAGATATTGTTTATAATCCAGAAGAACCTTTCTTTATGGCATTTAATTTAGATAAACAACCAGCTATAGATATTCTTGCTGATTTACGTGGTGCTTTTATATTAGGAGAAGTTACAAAGTATAGAGAGTGGCATGACTATTATGTTTTAGAAAGACTATTAAATATATATCAAGCACATGGTATGAAAATTGAAAAGGTGCCAGCTATTTATGATTACTTCTATCACTTTAGAGGTAATCCAGATTTTTCAAAAGTTGCAATTAGAAATGAAAAAGGAGATAGAGTATTTCCTTTATCAGATAATGTATCGCCAGACATTAAACCAAATAGATATCAACAAATTGTACAGATAATGAAAAAGTATAAACCAACATCTGTAATTGAAACTGGTACATGGAATGGTGGAAGAGCTATTGAAATGGCATTAACTGCATTTGAATATTCTAATACCTTTACTTATTATGGTTATGATTTATTTGAAGATGCAACAGTTCAAACTGACCTTGAGGAGTTTAATGGTAAAGCACACAATAAATTATCAGCTGTTCAAAATAGATTAAAAGAATTTGCAGAACATGTAAAAGAAAATAAAAATAAAAATTTTATATTTGAATTACACAAAGGTAATACAAGAGAAACCTTAAAAGATCAGGGTGAGTGGTTTGATATGGCATTTATAGGTGGTGGTAATAGTATTAAAACGGTTGCTCATGATTATGAATGTGTAAAGAAAACTCCTATCATTATGCTTGACCATTACTTCAGACAAGATGATGATAAGCTAGAACCTAATGAAGCATATCAAGGTGTTAATAAAGTATGGGATAGTTTAAAAGGTAATAAAGAAATTAGAAAAAATATTTTACCTTCCGGTGATAAAGTTTTAAATGGTGGCTTTACTCATCTAATGATTCTTCTTAATGATAAAAAATTAGATGATATTCCAGCTGACTTAAAAAGAGTTCCTATTGTAGTGAACCCAAGAGATTGTGTTCCAAAAGATTATATTAGAAATAATATTAAAGATAATTTAAAATTAATAGATAAGAATAAATTTATAGATAAA